GATTCTTATGGTGATCGCCCGAAATAAACTCTTCCCAAATGGTTATAACAAAATCCATAAAGGTGGAGGTGGACTTTTCCTGGAATTCTCGTTTTTCTAGTTCTTCTAATAAAACGGTAAACTCTTTGGCTTCCGCTTTAGTCAAGTAGGAAGTGTTGATGTTTCTTAAAGCCCTGAGCTTCTCTTTGTTTGTGGTCATTTAGGCTTTTTATCTTTCAACCGCGCTAATAAGCGAAGAACTTCGTTTCTATCTTCTAGGTCTGCTTCTTGTATACGTTTATTAATTTCCCGTAATTGTTCGCTCGTTTCTTTTCCAACTTTTTGATGATCCCTAGTATTAATCCTAGAAGGGCTATTTAGGATTTCTTGGTATAGTTTCTTTGTTTCAGGAGTAGCGTTGATAATACCTTTGACTTGTTTGGGGGTTTTCGAAGGAACAGCTTTAATATACCCTTCATCTTTTCTGCCTTCTACCAACATCTTTTTAAAAGCTGGGTTTTGTTCTGCAAACTCATCGAGAAAACCGCGTTTTTTGGTGCCTGAATCAGGAACAGCTTTGATGTTTTTTCTAGCCATTGCTTCTTTAACATAGTTAGGTAATATTTTGTTATTTGTATATGAAACTAATTTATCGTCGGCTCCCGCTGTAATTATACGCTTAAATGCTTCTCCTGTTGATGGGTCAAAATAGAATGTCGTTCGATCTCCTGGATAAGATGCTAATTGTTTTTCAGGAACAGGCACTGACTCTAGTTTTGCCGACTTGATGTAATCATCTACTGCAGTCGGAGACATTGGATCTATGTCGAATTTTTTAGCAAACTTTTCAGGGACTCGATTGCCTAATTGGTGATAGTTTCCAGGCAGGTGTCTTCTGGGAGCACTACTTAATTCAAAAGGAAATTCGTCTTGTTTTAATAATTCTTTAACTTCCTCTTGTTCCCGCAAGTTTCTCTTTTTCATGCGTTCAGCTTGTCCTGTTAGTCGCTTTGCATCAAACTCATCTGCTTTATTCCCTGTTTCACTAAAACTTTTCCACATAGATTGTGCACGGGCATTTATTTCGGGAATTGTTTCTCTCATTTCCCTTTGAAGTTTTTCATAGACTTTTTGTAATTGGGCTTTTGATAATCCTTTAAACGGTCCCATTGCTAATAGTGCCATTGCCGAACCCATTAACGGTTGATCGTCTCCCATCATTCGAAACCCTTCAGCTACGGCAGTGGGAATTCCTGCAGGGCTAAAATCAACCCCTGTAGAAATCGTTTCAGCAATATCTCTCGCCCGACGCGGTTCATATAGGTTTGAAAGCAAACCCTCAATCCCTAACTTTTGACGTTCGAACATATCAGGAGTCGTTGCCCGCATTTCATTAACGGGTTCTTCCATCAAGAGCTCCTCTATGCGAGTATTAATAAGTTCTTGTTCGGGTGAACCGCCGTTAGCTAATCGTGCGGGGTTTTCTTCAGTATACCTTGGGATATCTCCACTTAGTCTACTTCCAAGGTCATAAAGAGCTTGATCTTTGAGTTCTTGGTTATATTGTTTTTGTAATTTTTGCTGTTGATTGTAAATTTTTATAAATTTATCAAACCGTTCTTCGTCAATTTTTTTATCCTGTAAATCGGAACGCAGTATTGTTTCAAAAGGAAGTTGTTTATCAATTGAAGCTAGATAATATTTTTTATAGTTGTCTAATTCTTCTTGAGAAGGAGGCACTACTTCTTTTAGACTTTGGTCATTTTGTATTTCCCAAGTTCCTGACCTACCCGAAGGATTCATTTCCTCTAATCTATCTAATAAGTATGGATTCATCCTTGTAGTATATGCTAAACGCTGTCCCTTTTAAAAATATTTTATTTATAAGTAAAGAAGTTAAAGCTCAAAGTGGGTTTCTTAGTTCGCGGGCTCTTCTTCCTCATCCTGTTCCCTATAATAGCCAACAATATGAAGAATTTGCTCAATATAACGAGTAATTTCCCCCATTGTCATCGATAAATTCTCATAACCTTGGGAAGTTAGCCCGTAGTACGCGACCCGTGGTTCTTCGCCTGCTTCCACCGCGTCTAAATATTGCTGCATCACGTCAGGGGATAATATTTTCCATTCCATCGGCGCAGAGTCAATCGGTTCGGGTAACGGCGGATGATATATCGGGGTTTTCTTAGCCACCGTTACCACTTCGACAGGTTTTACCTGCGGTTCGTTGCTATCGAACAACGAAAAACTGGAACAACCACTAATTAGTGGCAGTATTAGTATTAGCTTCTTCATCAAATTGATCAGGGTTGGTTATTGTGTTTAAATTTTCAATAACTCTAGCAGTTGCGCGATTCACTTTACCTTCCAACACGACAGGTTCGGTCATCGCCATTCCTTCTAGGTTAAAATTGGCAAACTTATTTCTGAGCTTGGTCACTTGGGCTTGGCTCGCAGAATATTGGTTATTTAACGTTTGTATTTGTTGCGCGGTCTTTTTAGCTTGTTCAATCGCTTGCTTGATCTGTTCATTTTGGTCCTGGATGGTTTTTTCTAATATCGCTTGATTACTAATCGCGGTTTGCAGTTCTATTTTTGCTTTATCTAATTTAGTGAAAACAACAATATTTATCGTTATAGAAATTAAAAGAGCCACTCCCAATGCAATTGCTAATTTCATCAAATTTCTCCAATATCTCGTAATATTTGCAACATATAATGAATTCCTTGCTTATCGGATTGTGCGGTACGGGCAGCCGCTGCTTCATACGCTTTTAAATTTGCTTTAATCGCCTCAACGGTTTTGGGGCTAAGTCCTGACAGATCAGATCCTCCACGGGTTTCGCGATAAAAATCCAGCATAGGTTGCTTAACAGGATCAGAAAGTCGGGAACCTTGGGTTGTTCGACGGCTTTTATTTCCCCATTTAGTCCAATTTTTCTTTTGGTATTTGGTCATGCCCATCAAGGCGGGGATACCTTTAAGTAATTTTAATTCAGGCAAGAGCCAAGAAATAAGGTCAACGTCTTGTAGTCCAGGGTCCTCGGTTGGCGGATCAAATGATTCTGAGTCGATTTCATCTAAGCGGTCAATGGGACCACCGTTAGCTTTGCCTGCTTTAGAAAGTGCTATGGCTATCGCTTGATCTTGGGGATAGCCTTCGCCTCTTAATGTGGAAATATTCGAGGAAACAGATTTTTGAGAAGAACCCTTTTTTAACGGCATTGCCTGCTCCATGGAACATATTTCATCTGTGAAGTATAATCCTAAAAAATTTTTTTGCAAAATATTTTTTCGGTAGGAGTCCCATTTGAAATGTATTTGCAACCAAGGGTCTAAGTCCAGGTCGGGCGGGTGGGACCCGCGCTAGGCGGATTTTTAGGGGGTATAGGGGTATTTTAGTCCTTTACTTAGGGTAAGGTACTATAGAGAGTTAGGGATTGATTACAGCTTAAATGGTTAAGCCTAAGAGATAGAGTAGAATAGACTAAGTATTAAAAAAGCCTAGCTTATTAGGCTAGGCTTTTAGTTGGTTAGCTTAAGGGTTAGCTTACAGTAATCATGCCATAGGCAAGAAACACAGGGCGATAATTATTCCATATAGCCGACGGTGTCTGAACTGTATTAAACTCAGGCACTTGGTCTAACAGGCTATTTAGCCCAGCCCCGTCTTCGCCTATCAATTCACCAACAGTACAGGTAGGGCTACCTGTTTCCTTAGCTTTATTGGTTAGCACCTTAACGATACACGTAGCTTGTGGTGCTGTAGGCTTACCGTTAAGTTTACGTAACTCTGACTCACTAGGCTCTCTTAAGGGCTCTGTACTAAGTAAGGTAATAACCGCGGCACTATTAGCCCCGCCTTTACTAGCCTTAGCCTTATAGTCTAGGTCAATATTACTGCTAATTGCTTTTTGAGTCTTTGCTGACTGTTTATTAGTTTTATCTTTCATGATAATTCCTTTATTAATTGCCTTAGTTATCTAAGGTAAAGACAGTATGGCATGCTAACTGATTAAGTCAAGCTATATTTTTAACCTACTAACCTAGTAACCTAGTAACCTAACAAATAAGATTTTACGACGGACGGACGGACGCACGGACGCACGGACGCACGGACGCACGGAAAGACGCACGGAAAGACGCACGGATCCAGGATCGCGGAGCGATAGACCGAATGATAGAGCGATAGAGTAGAGGGAAAGGGTCAGGGATAGAGTAAAAGGGGAAGGGATAGAGTAGAGCGATAGAGTAGAGCGATAGAGTAGAGCAGACCACAAAAAAGGGAACCGACCTTTCGATCGGTTCCCAAGATTGCGCTCAATCAACTAAGGGCTATATAACTCTCGTTAATCAATCGCTTGCGGTAGAAAGACCAGATCTTTGCAGGTGTCTGCTCTGTTTCTAATCCAACCGCGTCCAACGCACTGTTAAGACCTGATTCGTTCTCACCAATCAATTCTCTGACAGTTAGTGTATTACTTTTGGCTTTCCTGAGTGCCTCGATAATTTTCCCCATTTGTGGTGGAACCTTATCAACGCCTTCGACTGGAGTCCTAAGTAATTCTATGGTTGCGTTGCTCGAACGACTGCGACCAGTTGGTGCAGTGTAGTTCGGATCTATTTTTGACACTTTTGAAGCTGTGTCCGCTTTTTTCGTAGTTTGGTTCATTTCTTTCTCCCTTTCTACTTTCTAGTTAATTGGTACTAACCGCTAGTACCATAAGTGGTATTCTACTAAAGATTGCATCCAAAGTAAAGCAGTAAAAGACTGTAAGCAAACCGCGGATCGTGGTCTGTGAGCCACGGACCGAAAGAGCGAGGGAAAGAGTCAGGGAAAGGGATTGGGCTCAAGCAATTGGATGCAATTGCATAGAGTAGAGCGATAGAGTAGAGTAGAGCAATTGGGCTCAATCAGTCTTTGGTTACAAACTCTCCCTCGATCACATTTGACTCGGTCGCTCGCTTCTTGATCAGTTCTTCGAGTCGAGTGAGTATGTCGTCCTTGGACATCATATCGATCTTTGCGGTCAATATTTCGCGTCGGTCGATGTAGAGTCCGCCAGCCTTGCCTCGATGGACCTCGGCTGTGATAGCCGCGGAGATCTGTCCTTGGTCCTTTGCCTCCTCCCGTAGATCGTGAAGCGTGGACAAGTGGCTCTCTAAGGAAACTGCATCGCGCTCTGCGAGTGCCATTTCCAACTCGATCAAATAATTGCGTACAACTGGGTTATGGTTTAGTAATACACTCCCTTGAGTCTTGGCACCCTTGCGATCCTTGGTGTAGCCCGCTTTTATCGCGGCTTGCGTAGCGGTCTGACCTTTGAGATATTCACGGCAAAATTTCTTTTGTTTTGAGTTGAGCGCCTTCCAAATCTTACCGTTGCTATCAACGAAGCCACTCCCATCCTCTGCAGGTGTCAAATTGGTATAAGTTAATTGTTTCATAGTACCTCCAAATGCTATTACAATCTTATTATAAAATACTCATTTTATATACTTTTCTCATGCCCTCTAGTAAATCTTACCATAGTTTCTAATAGAGTAATAGAATTCTATTAGATTTGAGAATTGAAAGAACCCAATGAACAAGAGGGTTGTAGAGTAAATCTATTAGTATATTAGAGATATTAGTACATTTGAAAAACTTTTTTCAAAAACTTTTTTAATTTACCAGATAACAATACTAATAGATCCGATAACGAAAAAACCCCCGACTGTGGAGGCAGTCGAGGGCTTCTATCATTCAGGAGATGAATGAATTATATTAAGCCGACCATGACCATTTACCATTCATGGGAACTTTGAAATACTCAGTGAGAGCACTAGCCCCTATTGAACCGCCTAGAGCCACGCTTAAGTAATAGAAGTCTCGATTACCTGCATAAGCCACATCGATAATACTATAAGACCCCCCGTCAGAGATAGGAAAGTAGCAACTATCGTAGATAGTGTGCCATTTCGCATCCTTTGGTAGATCTTCCATCAATGTGTCCAGATGCTCCTCGTCGTGTCCGTCACACTCACTAAAGTGATACCCTATCTCTGCGTCATCGTCCAAATGACTCAATATAGGCTCCAGTATTGCTAATACTCTAGTGTGTTCAGGGTCTGGTTTGCCGTCAAAAACTCCTGTTCCCCATTCGCTGAACATATCTTTTTTAGTTATTCCTTCCATAATATTGCGCCTCCTCGCGCTAGTTAAATTATCCATTATTGTTAAGGTCGTACCATGCTTTGATACACGCTCGTACTACATTCGCTCCAGTGATATTCATCCCTGTCTGCTCCTCGAGTAGATCTTTGATATCAGCAAGATCTTTAAGTATGTCACCTTGGTTGGTGTGAGTTAGGTGTAGTC